ATTCCATCTAAATGATCCATCTCATGTTGAAATTAAATTTTATATAAATATATATATAAAAAGGAATTTGTTTATGTTTAAGAAATCAAAATATACTAACATTTACTATAATATTATAAACAAAGCTAAACGTCAACATCGTTATAAATCAGATAAAACATATTACGAATCACATCATATAGTACCAAAAGCATTAAATGGATCTAATGATAAAGAAAACATTGTTTTGTTAACAGCAAAAGAACATTTTATATGTCATTTATTGCTTCCTAAAATGTGCATAAATTCTAACCATAAACATAAAATGATCTGTGCATTAAATTCCATGCTTCGTAGTTCTAATACACAAAAACGTTATTCTTCTAAATTATATGAACAAATTAAAATACAACACGCAAAATCTATGAGCATTCTTTTGAAAAATAGAAAAAAACCAAAAGATTTTGGTGAAAAAATAAGATTATTAAGAACAGGTATACCACATTCAGAAGAAAGAAAGAAAAAAATTAGTTTAAATCATCATGATGTTTCTGGACCTAATAATCCGATGTTCAATAAAAAACACAATATTGATACAAAAAATAAAATTAGTAAAGCAAACAAAGGAAAATTATCTGGTGATAAAAATCCTATGTTTGGCAAAACACACACAGATGAAACCAAGATGAAATTATCAGAACACGGAAAAAATAAATGGACTCCTGAATTAAAAGCAAAAATGATTGAAACAAGAAAGATTAATAAAATGAAGAAATTGAATAATGAAATCCTTTTTTCTTAGCTTTTCTAATAGCTATTTCGAGAGACAATTTTGACATATAATCTTTAAATGTTTTGCCTTCAATATGCATCATCTCATGTTGAAAAATTCTGGCACTTATTCCAGTAAATTGTTCTGTTCTAGTATCGCCATTAGGAGTCGTAAATCTTACTCTGATATGTTGCGGTCTTTTGATTTTTACAATCAGCCCTGGATATGTTAAGCAACTTTCCTCAAGAACAACTTCTTGTTCAGAGCGTTGTACTATTTTTGGATTAAAACAAACAAAATTCTCTGGCATTCCTCTCATTGCAAAAATTCTATATGGAATACCGATTTGATTTGCAGCAAGCCCAATACCATTTGACTCATACATAAATTTAATAAATTCTTTCGAAAACTCAATAGGGTCAAATGGTGGGTTTTTAAAATCAAATGGTTGACAAGGTGTAGTTAAAATAGGATTACTTGATTCAATTAGTTTCATTTATTCCAGCCTCTTTCATTAATTCGTCATATATTTCGTCTACAGTATTCGGTTTCATATCATTCTCGAAAAATTCTTATGTTTTTCAAAACGAATAACTCTTTCAAATTTATCATACAACTGATCTGTCTTATGACTAATAATAAAAGTATTCGTATCATTAGTTAAATTGTTAATAATCTTTAGAAATTCTTCGGTACCATTATAATCTAGGCTGGAGTCCATAACTTCGTCCATGATTAAAATGTTTGTATTAATAGAATTTCTCATCTTGGCAATTGCTCTCCATGCAAAAAGTATGGCCAAGTTAATTCTAAACTTCTCCCCTTCCGAGAAAGAAGAATAGCTAAATTCATCTCTAAACCTAGATTTAATAGTTTCGTTGAATTCTTCGTCAAGTTCAAACTGACATAAAAATTCCATTGACGAAAGATACTTATTAATAAGTTTATTGATAATAGGAATATACTGTTTAATGATCTTTGCTTTGATACCGCCATCTTTAAGCAAAGATGCAGCCGCAGAATATATTTGTCGATTATCTATTAATTCATCATATTTAACTTTAATTAGTTTTAATTCGTTTTCAAGATCAGTTATTTTATTTTGATCGTTGTTTGCTATCTTTTTAGCAATAGCATTAATCTCTTCCTCAAGAGAACTACGATATACAATTAATGAAGATGTTTTTGTTTTTACAGAATTGATTTCAATTTCTATATTTGAAATTTTTGTTCTTATCTCTAACATAGATGATAATTCACCATTTGCTTCATCATATTGTTTTGTTAAAAGCTCAAGACCTTCCTCAAGTTTTTGAGATTCAGCCTTTCTGCTATCTAGCGTTTCGCACTTAAACTTCTCATCAATAGGTTGTCTACATGTTGGACAGTTATCATGCTTATCAAAAAACACAATATCCTTTTTGATAAGAGAAAGCTTTACATCTATTTGATGTTTGAGTTTCGTTAACTTGTTCAATTTACTTGTTAATGTTTCTTTACCTTCAATTTGTTCTTCTAATTCTTTTCTAAGATTTTCGTATTTCCAAAATTCTTCATTAAGAGAATTGATCTTAATATTTGTTTCTTCTATTCTATGTTTCTTCTCTTCAATAAGCTGCTCATTATTATTCTGTACTTCTAACAGATGCTGTTTTACTAATTTAAGTTTTTCATCAATTATCTTCTTTTCTGAATTATACTTGTTAATATTCTCTTCATTAAGAAAAATTTTATCCTTCAATAAAACATTCATTGTAGAAAAAATTTGCAGATCTAGTAGATCTTCAATAATTTCTCTACGTTGACCTGCAGCTAACTGCATAAAAGGTTGAAAGGTTGCAGAACCTAACACTACTACCTGACAAAAGGACTTATGATTTACTTTGATAATTTGTTTTTCTAAAATTTCCTGATAGTCTTTCATTTCAGCAGATTGATTTAACAAATTACCGTTTTGATAAACTTCAAAAATATTTGGCTTCATACCACGTATGATTTTATATTCATTATTTGAGATTGAAAATTCAATTTCAACTACTAGATTTTTTTGTGTAATAGAGTTAACAAGTTGTGGTTTATTAACCTTTCTAAAAGCTTTGCCAAACAAACCATATGAAAGGGCGTCGAGTACAGTTGACTTACCTGCTCCATTGTCGCCAACAATAAGAGTAGTATTGTTTTTATTTAATTCAATTTCAGTAAACAAATTTCCTGTTGATAGGAAATTCTTATATCTTATTTTTTTAAATAAAATCATATTATGTTCAATGCCTCATTATATAATTCTATAATTTTTGTTTCAAGTTTATTTTTATCAACTACTTTAGAATCTATTCCTTCTATATATTTTTTGAATATAGAAATAGTAGATTCTGCTTCATTAATTATATCAGAATCTTCTTCTAAATTTAGATTCAGATTATCTTCTACAATTTGCAAATCTAATGGATTTACAGATTCTAAATTTTCAATAAATTTATCGAACCAATAAAAATTGTTTTTTTCTTGAACAATAACTTTTACCATACAATTTGCAAACTTACTGTAATCTATTTTTGTTTTGATAAACGACTCATCAGAATCGTTGTACCAAATTTTCTTAAACATCTTATATGGATTTTCGATAAAATTTAATTCACGAGTTTCTGTATCAAATACATGAAAGCCACGAGGATCATTATAATCAGACCAAGTAAACTCAGCATGACTACCCAAATAATAAATGTGACCATCAGTAGAACGGTGATGAAAATGTCCTGAAAAAACCATATCAAATTTTTCAAAAATATTCCTTTCATAACCGTGCGAAACAACAGATCCTTTATACATTTCAAAACCAGAAATTTCTAAATGTCCCATTGCTATTTGAGCATTTGTATTTTTAATTTTTTCTAAAATATCATTTCTATTTGTATCGTTTATCCATGGAATTAAAAATATCTTTAATCCATCAAAAATTAACTCTTGGGCTTCGTTATCAATGACAGTTATATTTTTATAATCATTTCTTATTAGTTCTTTTAAAGCATTAACTTCATTAGTATTTTTATAAAAACAATCATGATTGCCAATGGTAACAATACACTGTTTGACAATATCATTTAATGGCTGTAGAAAATCTTCTCTCAACCTTTTCAAGGTATTGAAATTTATATATTTACGCCTATCAACTACATCGCCTAAATGAATAACTATATCAATATTATGTTCTTTCAAATATGGGAAAAATGTATTGTCCATGAATAATTTGTTGTTATCCAAAAACGCTACATTATCCCCACGTACTCCATAATGAGTATCAGTTATTAACGCAATTTTCATTAACGCTTTTTTCCTGTATTTGCTTTTCTACTGTGTAAATCTTCAAACATAGATTTATTGTTTGCTTTTTTAACAGCATTGTCACAACAATCTCTTATTGCTTCCAATCTCATTATATAATTTTGTTTTTCATATTCGTTAATGTATTTGCTGTTAATTTTCTCAACGAGATCCAAAACATTAACGGGTATTAGATGTTGATTCTTTATCAATTTTTTCTCCTGCAATCTGATCAATTACACCAATTTTACTACCTTTTTTGTTTTTAGTCAATTTGTTTTTTACTATCTTATCTTCAAAAGAACTAATCAACTCAGACGAATATTCGTTTGATTTTAAATGAATATTTTCTGAATCGCTCCACAATTCATTCATAAGAAAACTGTTTTCGAAATTTTTATGTTTGGTATATGTTTGGACTTTTTCTTTTTGAATTCTTCTGAGAAAAGCATTCCATGCAATCTGAGTGAAATAAGCAAAAGGATTATTCGTTCTATCAGGATCAAAGTTGTCAATCCCTGCAATACAATCTACTATTGCATCGCTGATCATATCTTGTTTATATGTATATCCAGAAAAGTTAGGTTTCTTGGCGAGATTATTGCATATTAAAATTATAGATTCGCCTATGTATCTCGAAACTTGTGGTTTTTGTTTTTCTTTTAAAATTGATTCATTTAATTTCGTTTTATACTCAATCATCGAAGTGTAAAGAGTTTTGTTATTAATATAATGTGTTTTTCTGGGCATAATATATTCCTTCGTTTGAAAAAACTGCTTGACTAAAGTCAAAGACCACGGTATAATTACTTTGTAGCGATGAAATTATATATTCAATGATACGTTGTAGATCTTGTATGGGAACTGTTCTTCGTTGTAAAGTTTGATGCGTTCCATAAAGTGGAGTAATGTATAATTCTTCTTGGATTTCCAAGATAGATCGTCTGCAATATCAAATAATGTTGCTTCTTCTTTTGTATCTGACTTGCGAAGTACTCTACCAATTGATTGAAGATTTTTAATCTTCGACTTAGAAGGTGAAGAAAAAATAATATTATGAAGATTTTTTATATTAATTCCCGTAGAGAATGTTCCAGATGATGCTATAATGATGGCATCAGTTTCTGTTTCAATTGCTTTTCTAATTTTTTCTCTGTCTTCGCCCTCAACTTCTCCAGAAACATAATAAACATTTCTGTCACTGTTCGACAACATATCATATAATACTTTACCATGTTTCTCAACGAACTGAAATAATAATAAAGTATTACCTTTTAACGAAAGAGCAAGGTTACATATGAATTTGTTTCTATGTTGATTAGTAACAATAAAATCAATTTCCGATTGATAGTCAGAAACTTTAGATATTGTTTTCCTAATTTCGTCGGGATATGATAATACTATGGATTTAATTTTAAAATTAGATAAATGTTTTTGATCAATAAGTTCGGATGTTGAAATTATTTTTCTAACAGGTCCGAATAGCCCTTCAAGAACTAATTTGTTAGTTTGAGTTCCATCAAGAGTTCCTGTAAACCCAAAGCGGTATTTACAAGATTCCATTTTTGTAAGAATAGAAACTAATGACTTAGCTTTAAATAAATGCGCCTCGTCGCCGATTACTAATTCGAACTGTTCAAAAAACTTCTTAGGAAACTTATAAATGGACTGCCATGTGCTGATGGTGATTGATTTGTCAGTTTGTTTATCTTGACCTGAATATATCTTATGAATATATCTATTAGAATCAAAACCGTAGTCGGCAAAATCAGAAGCAAGCTGACTGACAAGAGAAGTTGTTGGAACAATAATAAGAGTTTTCGCATTATAATACCTTGTAAGTAAATAAATTATTAATGATTTACCTGACCCAGTAGGAGATAATAATAAACAACGATTTTCTCTTACTCCATGAGTAAATGCTTCTATTTGATAGTCTCTTGGTTCTAAAGTAAGTTTTAATGACTTAATAAAATCATTAGCTTCTTTTAATGAAAACTCTTCTGAAGTATTGTCATAATGATATTCGAATTTATATTTTCGATGATTGCAAAATTCTTCAACGTATCTATTAAGGCCACAATAAAGAGAACCAGTCATTACATTAAGTAATCTTATTTTACCATCCCATACTTTATTTCTAAAGGCCGGAGAAAATTTAGCTCCCGGAACGTCAAATGTAAAAAATTGACTCATCTCCATCATAATAGATGGTTCTGCTTTGATCTTTAAATATATTTCGTTTATTTTATATATTTCAACTACATCCATCATACACCATTAGTAAATTTTATAAAATCTATTGCAGCTTTTATGTTAAAGTTTCTATTGATAATTACTTTGATTATAGACTCTAAGTATTCAATTTTTTCTTGTTGAAA